GTCAGATTGATAAAGCTCTCGCCAAACTTCAATCTATTCCATCCGTATTGGTTTCGGCCAGTGCGGGTACCATGGAAACAGAAAAGTATGGTGTGCAGTTTATGACATCTGATGAAATTCATGAGAAGTCTCCACTTCGACGCTTGCCAATTTTAGAAGGAAAATGCCCAAACATTGAGGTTTTTGGAACATGTCTTGGACGAGTTACGTACTACTCTGATGTAGTTACTTCTTGTATTTCAAAGCATGTTGAAGCCGTTTGTGGTATTCCTAATAAATGGGGTGCTCCTAAATTTCGTAAGGGAGACCCTTGGCACGCCTCATTGCAACACTCATGTCAGCCATCTCATGGTATTGAAGGATCTTTACTTGCTCGCGCATGCGAAGATTATTTAGAACCTTTTGAGAAATTGCTGAGTGAGTACCACGCAATGAGAACAAACACACGACCTTTGACTAGAATGGAGACAATCTGCGGAATTGATGGAAAGAAATTCGTAGATAAGATGCCTCCTAATACTTCTGTAGGTTATCCTTTATCAGGCCCAAAACGAGCTTATCTTGCATATTTGGATCCAGAAATGTTTCAGGAATTTAATTGTCCTGCAGAACTGGATGATATGTTTTGGAAAGAGTTCGATAAAGCTGAGGAAATGTATGCTCGTGGAGAGCGATATTATCCTGCTTTTAAAGCCTGTTTGAAAGATGAACCAACTAAGTTATCTAAGGATAAGGTTCGTGTGTTTCAAGCCGCACCCATTGTTTTGCAGATGATGACACGCAAATATTTCTTGCCCATTGCAAGAATTTTGTCGTTGTTTCCTGCTTTATCAGAGTGCGCCGTTGGTGTTAATTGTCAAGGACCTGATTGGTCCCATCTCTCTGAGCATATGCGCAAACATGGTAAAGATAGAATCCTTGCTGGGGATTATTCTAAGTATGATTTGCGTATGCCTGCTCAAGTGATGTTTTCCGCATTCCGCATTCTTATTGAGATTGCACGTATTTGCGGATATTCAGAGAGAGACATTACAATTATGACCGGAATTGCCACCGATATTTGCTATCCTGTGATGGCCTACAACGGTGATTTGATTCAACACATTGGTTCTAATCCTTCTGGACAGAATCTAACTGTGTATATCAATTCGGTGGTGAATTCTTTGCTTTTCCGTAGTGCGTTTTACAATCTGCGTGGAGTTGAGAATAAAACCAAATTCCG